TCCAGTCGCCTCAAGAATACTTGTTCAATCTACACGCAACAAGTCAATCAGAAGCAAAACGATTATGGAGAAAACAAATAAAAGAAAGTTGGGATCATAAATGTGCTTATTGTGGTTCAGAAGAAGATTTGACTTTGGACCATGTTATACCACAATCAAAAGGTGGATTAGATATTACAAGAAATGTAGTATGTTGCTGTAAATCTTGTAATCAATCTAAGGGACATGAACACTGGAAGTTGTGGTATGTTCAACAGGACTTTTATTGTGAGAATAAATTTGATATAATAGAAGAATGGATGGCACCGCCAAAACCAACTAATCTTTATGCATATCGCCCAAGAAAAAATATTAGATATTGAGACATTTATACATAAGAAAGTTGACTTAAAACTATGAAAACCTTATCGCTTTCAGAAGACCAAATTAAACTTCTTGCGGATGCTCTTTGGATGCGTCAAAGATGTTTTGTTGCTGGAGACAAAAGATTCAAAGAATACGGAGAAATGTTAGACACACTCCTTGAAGATATGGATTATGTTCCCAATAGATCTTGAAATGATTACATCAGAAACACCATATAAACTGGCAGAGATTATTAGAGATACATGGCCAAACATTTACAGACCACCAGTAAAGACCTATAATAATCAAAAGACTTCTAAAAATGAAAAAGTACAATGAAGAATATTTCTCAGTAATTGAAACCAAAACAGGTAGAAAGATTGCTGATTGTGGTGAAGAAGAAGATGCTTTAATGATGATTTCGTTCGATCCTCAGAATAGAACCATTACAAAAAACAAATTTTTAATGGGTCCTATTGTTGATATAGAAATTCCAAAAGCACTTCCTACCAGTGGGATTGTTGGTGGTGTTGGAAGTTCTTATGAACCAGAATTTCCAAAAGGAATGAATGGTCCAAGTAAACCATTACCACAAATTAGTCTTCCAGAAGGACAAGGAGTTCCATTTAACGATAAATAACTTTCAGTTTTATAAGAATTATGAAGTTTACAGTTTATTCAAAGAACGGTTGCCCATATTGCACAAAAGTTCAACAGGTGTTAGAGTTGGCACAACTACAACATGTAGTCTACAAATTGAATACGGATTTTACTCGCGATGAGTTTTATGCTGAGTTTGGAGAAGGTTCTACCTTCCCTCAAGTGATTGTAAATGATCAACACATTGGTGGATGTACAGATACTGTTCAATATCTAAAGGAGCAAAATTTAGTTTAATGAATAATAATCTTCACGAAGTTTACAGCGATGTAGAAAAAGCAATTGACTATGCCTTTAATGGACAATTTGTTTTGAAGTTTTATGATTATTTAAAAGTTCGTGGAACTAAAAAAGTTGAAGTAGAACAGTTTATTGAAAGTTGTACTGCAAACGAAATTAGTAATCTTGTAATGGATTTAGACGATTATCTTGAGGGTGGATCAGATGAAATTCATAAACAACTTCGTGAGGGATATGGTCATATTCCAAAACCACAAGCAAGAAAAATAAGAAATTACCTACACGGTATTCTTGAGGATGCCTGGAGATATAGTCATGACAAAAGGCCAGGAAGAAGAAAGAAGCAAACTAAATAAATCAGAACCTCAAATTAATAGAGGTGTTGAGTTATTACTTAGGAATAGGAGGAAGAAATCAGAAAAACCAAAGACTTTTCAAGTGAAGTTTGGTAAAATGATTTCTCTCTTTCGTAGAGAGTTTCATTTCTTTATAGAATTTCATTTTGATATTAGAAAAAAATAAACTCTCTGGAGAAGGAAAATGGAAACAGCATATGTAATAACATTTGTTACAATGTTCATATTGCTTTTTTTTATGGTAGGAGGTATAATTGGATGGTTAACCTACAGACATTTGTTGGAATCAAGACCTCCATATTTGCATCCAGAGTTTTTTGACGAAAATGGACAGGTGATACCTGACGAAATAGTATCTGTACGATTTGAAAACGATTACGATTATGACTACGACGAAGACGAAGAGGACAAAGACTGAAAACCAAATTGTGACTCTTCCAACAAACCCTTTTGTATTTGAGATTCTAGAACTAGCATCAAAGCAAAGATCAAATGCAAAAAAAGTGGAAATTCTTAAATCATATGAACATGATTCACTCAAAACGGTTTTAATCTGGAATTTTGATGAATCTATAATTTCTCTACTCCCTGAAGGTGACGTTCCATACGCAAGTGCTGGCGAACAGACTTCTTATAGTGGAACTTTGAGTGAAAAAATAGAAGATGCAGTATCAAAGATGGGTGAACTTAAAAGTAATTCTTTAGGATCTATGGATCAAGGTAGATCTTCTATTCGAAAGGAATACCATATGTTTTATAATTTTGTAAAAGGTGGTAATGATGGATTAAGTTCTTTGCGAAGAGAAACTATGTTTATCAATATTTTGGAAGGACTTCACCCTAAAGAAGCAGAGGTGTTGGTTCTTACAAAAGACAAAAAACTCCAAACTAAATACAAAATAACTCATGAAAACGTCAAGGAAGCATATCCTGATATTCAATGGGGCAATCGTTCATGAGTGCAGCAGTAGGAGAAAAAAAGAAAATGGCAGAAAACAAATCTAAAATTAATAGAGTTCTGCCACATGAGTATGGGTGCGAAATTCTTTTAGAAAAAACTACTTTAGAAAAAGCAAAAGATTCTTCATTTCCAAGTGATGCATATTTAATTTGGTATGTTGTAGATGAAGAAGAACATATTGACCTAACTCGTTGCTCAAAGCGAGTAAATCTTTTTGACATGTACTATGATAAATATGGTCCAGGTTCAGTACAAAAAATTGATTTTGGATATGGAAGAGTGAATCCCAAACTTTGGGGTTATAAACAACCTGAGAAAAAGAAGAGAAAATGAGTGCAGGATTTGGTGGGTCTCCCAGCGAAAATAGAGTTGGTAAAGACGCAAAAATTACAATTGATTTGGATAATATTGATCATGTGATTAAGCAGTACAAAAAAATTAAAAAATATCAAAAGTCATCTCTGTTCGCTATTAAAACAATGGACGGCACAGAAGAGATTGTGAGTTCATTGGTAAAGGAAGCGGAGGAAAATCCACTGTAAAATGGGAAAGCATTATCTACTTAACTTGTATGGATGCTCGTTTGTCCTTTTGGACGACGAGCGTTGTCTTATAGACTTACTAGAAAACGCAGCAACAGCAAGCGGTGCTACTGTGGTTCAAACGATTTCAAAAAAGTTTGAACCTCAAGGAGTAACAGTTATTTGTCTACTATCAGAGAGTCATATTAGTATTCACACATGGCCGGAGGAAGGTAAAGCAGCGGTGGACGTTTATACTTGTGGTGACTGTAATCCTAAAATTGGTTGTGATATTATCATTCAACAACTTTATGCTCAAAACCACACACTAAGTTATATTGAGCGTTAACTAAATACACTATATCTGGAGAAGTATATGCTCTCTACTCAATACCGTCTTCGCCTTGAAGCAATCTGCGAGAGAATTGTAAGGGGCGAATCTGTAGAGTTAAGTGAAATGATCTGGGCAGAAAAACTAGCAAAAGCAAATCGCTCTGCTGCGACAATGCTAAGGCAAGCAAGACGCCGTGCTGCTAATCCAAATATGCAAGAGGATAGTTTGGATGGATTTATGAATGCATTGGATTTGGGTGATCCTGATCCTTCTAATCATAGAACCGGATTTGATAGTGTTGATGATATAATTGATTTCTTTACTGGAGATAAACCAGACGACTGGAGACAGAGAGATTAAATTGTATCAAAAAATACAAAAAATATCTGATATATAAATCACGTTCATCCTATGGGACGGAAGTAGGGAAACCGAAGGAACGCACTTTACATGCAGTAAAGGAGCAAACCTAATGTCTAAAGTAGTATATCGCGGCGTTGAATACGATACGCAAAAGCGTCTGGAGTATCAACAGCAAATGATGCAGCAACCTCAACAGTACAACGAAACCTATCGTGGTGTTAAGTTTACTAAGGAGGGACATAAGTGATGAAGAAACTCAATGTACTTCAACTCATTAAAGAGCAAAAGCAGAAAGAGCAACGTCGTCACCAAGCACTGTTAGTAAATGCAGGAGCAGCAAAATGATTGCTACGATTGCATCTATTACAGGTGCGTCGGTGGCATTTATATATTTGATTTATATTGAAATTTTACTTTTGAGTAAGTAATATAATTTACGAGGAGTGCTTGACACTCCTCTTTTTTTTGACTATAATTACCTTTGTGAGGTTTAATCAAGATGGATAAAGAAAAGATTAAGTTAATCATCAGAAACCTTGAATCTC